CTGGGCTAACTTCCTCAGAAGAGGAAACTGCCGCCGCCAAAAAAGATGCAGAAGAAGAGGAAGCCGCAACCAAAGAGGGGCTTCTAGACGAAGCCTGCGATGTTAAAGGAGAACAATGCATCGATGACATCGAATTACCAGAGGTGCCCAGTATAGTGCAGGAATGGGTATTGCTCTTTCCACGTGTATCCGCCAGCGGATACGATTACACATCAGAGGGATTGATACTCGGTATGCGCTTTGGCCCAAGTACACAGTATTATTCCGATGCGCCGCCCAAGGTCCTCAACTTCGGTTCGGGCCCAAGCGATATGTATGAATACGTCATGGCTAACTGGGATGCATATGCGGCGGGCGGGCCGGCGGCCACGCCGATCTTTTTCCGTTCACCTTATTATCATTATGATAATGTTGATGAATTACAGGGTCTATCACTGGAAATGACTGATAAAAATGGCCTGCCTTATTATGGCATACTGCCAGCCCCACGACCTCCGATAAGTGGCTGGGGCAAAGGCACCGAAAACGAGGTTCGCGCATACTTTCACAGTTGCCCGTCCTTACAGCAAGATTGGGCAGAATTTGGCATTCAGTCATGGGGAACGTTCGCAGACGATGGGACACCATATAACCTAGACCCGCCTGATCACTGGACTGAGTACGGTCTTTCGAAAAACGAGATGTTCTGGCCGGCCCAAGACGGAGGCTTCTACGATGCCCCCGGCCATGCTGAGTACGCTCCATACTACGCAACATTCCCGTTTGGAGAGATATATTTTAGAAATGCCGTACTACGCACTTTAGATTGGCACCATCCCGACTCAAATCTCTGGGAAAGCTGCCACTGGCCGGGCACACCGAACCAACAAAGATCTTTTGAGGCCGAATGCGGAAAGTGGTCTATCAATGCCGTGCCGGCCGCGTTCATCGGGCAAGGTGTTGAAAGCGCCCTCTGGGGCAAGCAGCCCGGCCTCGCGCCGGCGAACTCATTTTATGGCATAAAGGTAAAAACACAATCGAAACCCACCGGACAACTAATTAAAAAACTAGGGATAATGGTAGCACCTGCTTCCGGCGTAACCAAGCTCACCGACACCACCGGCCCGGATCAGGATAAACATTTCATGGGAACGAACTGCGGACCCAGCATTCTGTCCGATATCGGCCTCGACGCCAAGTCCTAGATGGAGAAAGAATAGGCGAATAATTAATTTAATTGCTAATTATTAAAAAGGAATAAAAAAATGGCAATTGGTTTCTCTCCAAGTTTACCTTTACGATATGATGGCCTTGATGGGTATTATAAATTAAATAAAACTTTGGCCGATGTTGTACAACAAAATTTAAAGATGGTCGTATTGACCGCTCCCGGAGAGCGCATAATGCATCCAGATTTTGGAGTAGGCGCAAGAAACTTTTTGTTTGACCAGACGGAAGAAACCTATCAGAATCTCAACACGAAGATAGTTCAGCAAGTAAGAAGATATATACCTTTTATCAGGATTATTAATATTGCACTGACAGACGTGCGCCTAGACGAGACAGCGATACATGACTATAAGGATACTCAATACATGGGCCTTGTAATAAAATATTATATTCCAAATTTAAACTTAAACGACACTTTAAAGATAACTGTCGCTACTAATTTATGATTATTAAGGAACGCTAAAGATGCCAAAAATAAAACCATCTATAAATTATACTAGTCGAGATTTTAATTCGATTAGAGAAGATTTAGAGGCTTACGTTAAGAGATATTATCCTGACAATTATAAAGATTTTACTGAGGCCTCTTTTGGCTCCTTAATGCTTGACACGGTTTCTTATGTCGGAGATATTTTATCTTTTTATGTAGACTATCAAACCAACGAATCATTTTTAGAAACAGCGATGGAGTTTAAAAATGTATTAAAATTGAGCAGCGAACTTGGATATAAATATAGCCCCTATCCATCTTCTTTTGGAATATGTAATTTTTACATAACAGTGCCAACGCAAGGCGGCTTTCCAGGCCCAGATGATGATTATAAACCAATTTTAAAGAAAGGGTCGACCTTCTACTCTACAGCAGATACTATTTTTACCTTGCTGGAAGATGTAGATTTTTCAAAAAGCACGAATCCGATTGTGTTAGCAGAACAAAATTCAGAAACAGGAGCCCCTCTTTCATATGCTATCCGAAGCGCCGGCCAAGTAGTATCTGGAGAACTAGCCATCCAAGAGGTTTCGATTGGCGATTTTGAAAAATTTCTAAGAGTTAGACTGAATGGACGAAATATTAGTGAAATAGTTTCTGTGTTCGACGACAACGGGAATCAATTTTTCGAAGTCGACTATCTTACACAGAACATAGTACATGTGCCCGTATTAAATAAAGGCGATAATTCGTCTACAGTTCCTTATATAATGAAACCCGTTGCAGTTTCGCGGCGTTATATGGTTGATAGCACGCCCACCGGAGTCTTTCTACAGTTTGGCTACGGGAGCGAAGAGGCGCCGATATCATTGAAAGATCCTTCCGAAGTCATACTACAACTACACGGAAAAGATTATATTACAGATACCTCATTCGATCCATCTATTTTAAATGAGACAGATAAATTAGGAGTAGTCCCAGCAAACACTATTTTAACAATAATTTATAGAATTAACACTAACGAAAATGTAAATACTCCGTCCAATGCTATTACTAGAGTTGGCACAACCGATTTTCAATTTAATGCACCAGAAGGACTACAAGAGACAAAAAAATCTTCTGTAATAAACAGTTTATCAGTCTTAAATGAAGACCCAATTATTGGAGATGTGACTCTAGTTTCCGCAGATGAAATAAAAGAAAGAGCCCGCGGCAATTTTGCGGCACAATATCGAGCTGTAACAAAACAAGATTATATTAGTATGGCTTATAATATGCCCTCTAAATACGGAAAATTTAAAAGATGCGCGATTGAGCTAGATTCTGATTCTTATAATCAACGAAATTTAAATATATATGTTCTTTCTGAAAATACGGATGGTAATTTAATTATTAGCAACGATACCCTTAAAAGCAATTTAAAAACTTGGTTAAATCAATACAAAATGATTAATGACACCGTAGATATATTAAATGCTAAAATCGCCAATATAGGTATCGAGTTCAAGGCGCTAGCATTTTCAGGAGTTAATAAATATGATCTTTTGAATGAGGCCGTAACAGTTTTACGAAATGTTTTTGATAAGACATTTTATATTGGTGAACCATTATTAATTACTGATGTATATCAAACTTTAAAATCAGTACCAGATTTAATGGACGTGATCGATGTTGATATTGTAGTAAAAAATGGCGCTGAATACGCAGATTCACCAATAAGTATTGAGGAGGNCCTCTCCGCAGACGGAAGATATGTTATTCCGCCCCCGGACACAATTTTTGAGATCAAGTTCCCCAATTCAGATATAGTGGGGACAATATTATAATGGCTATTAAAAGATATACAGCAGATGCGGATACAACAATAACAAATGCCTATAAAGCAAATTTATCTACCCGCGGTATAAGCGGGAATATGGGCCAATCAGATATCCTTGAAGTTTTTTCAATTTTTGCGCAAGCCTCTTCTGCATCGTCGGAACTGGAAAGAATTTTAATTAAATTTCCTGTCACTGGAGCTAGCGCTAAATATATTTCTTACGATAGGGAGCAAGAAAACATACCAGCCTCTGGAAGCGTTTCATTTTATTTAAGAATGTTTAATGCAGAACACTCTCAAACAACTCCCAAAAATTTTAATTTGATTATTTCTGCCGTGTCTCAATCTTGGCAAGAAGGCCTTGGTCTCGATATGGAAGAATACTCTGATGAAGACGAAGCCAATTGGATTTACGCAAGCGATACAAATGTTGCTGCCAGCGCCTCGATTACAGTGAGGTTAAACAATGCGGAAGATATTATTCTTACCGGCTCAAGTTCGAAGTATTTATTTTCAGGAGTAGGAGGCCCAACGCCCGGCTTGAATCAGTTTTATGTTGGGGCGGATACTA